ACCGCCACTAGTGTTGTTCATCTTCTCGACTTCTTTTACCAACTTAGAAGTCAACGAACCAAGAGAAGACTGCTTTTTAAGGTCTGCGAAAGACATAAGATTACCTCGGATTAATTAGATTTGGCTTGTGTGTACCTTGTTATTCTACAGGTCAGAACCCGTAGAGTCAACTTGATTTCTCATAACGGTGAGCATTTCATTCATGTTGTTAAACACAACACTCATATCAACGTTTGCGGGAAGTCCCATTGCGCGAGCAGACTCAAGCATATTCTGCTTCATCTCCTTCGCACCAGGATCATCAGACAGACTCAGACGAGTCCATACGATTTTCTGCTTATCAATCAGTTTCTCTAGGAGACCGATGTGATGCAGTTTTTCTTCCTTGTCCATAGAGGGGAATTTAAATACGCTAGAGTAGACTTCTTCCTGAAGTTCCTGGACTTCAGCAAGTTCTGCTCTAACGACTTCGGATTCAAAGAAACTCATCTACCCTACTGCAACCTCTCTAAGGATTTTTTTATAACGTGGTACATCAATATTTAGGAACGGAGAATACTTTTTCATTCTCATACTGACGGTTTCCCATACCGGATCTTGTAGATCATTGTCAAAGTTTTTTCGGAACTCTAGTATTCTATCAAGAATTACCATAGTTTCAATAGAGATATCCCCACCCAAATATTTTTTTAGGATGGTGGGATGTCCAGTCTTGCTTGAAAACAAATCATCCAACTTCTTCTCAGAGAGAAGTTCTTCAATCTCTCCCTTGAACATGTAAGACATTGATTGAGTTCTCTTCTTCCATGAAGTGTATCTAACTTCACCTTCGCGAATCAATTCTCCTATCCAAAGCTTACTTGGATCAGTGCAGGTGATAAAGTTAGATATAAAGAACTCAACTACTTCCTTATCGTCTTTGTTCCTGGCAAGTTTCTCAAACCAGAAACGATCTTTCCTTTTATAGAATGATTGTACTGTAGCACGACTCTTACCACAATACTTGTGATAGTCATACTTCTCTTTCGTGAAGTGATTCTTCAACGAAAGATACTGCTTATAGGCATCAAAGGGCATCATCAAAAAAGTAATATGGAAGATTTTTGCCGGAAAAATTTTTCCGATAAAAATGAAATCAAAGGGGCAATTTGGCGCGGGAACTTCTCTTCAGAAAATTCAGTTCCATCGCTTCATATTTGATCTTCTCTTTCAGTGGTTTGGAGATCAGTTTGGGAACAGAGTCTAGATCAATACTATTCTTCTCGCAAAAATAAATGATGGCATCAATATAGCTCATATTATTTTCTCCATGCACAAGAGTCTCAATCTCTTGAGCAAATCGCGCAGGACAGAAGAATTTACTTTCTAATACCTTCTCTAGTTCATTCTCCATTCTCTGACCTAAGATTGTGAGATACAAATTCTTTAATGTAGCGAACTAACAATTTAATATAGTCCCCTTTATTTCTTTTGTCAAATACTTTTACGTCACCACCAGGAGTGACCATAATAGTAATGAGTTTTTTGACAGGGATGCCAGTTAGTTCGTAAT